CTGTATCGAGGAAGCCAACGACATGGTGGCTGGTGAAGGCGACTTTGCTGGGGAGCCGCAGCCGGGTTTGTTTGTTGACGTGACGGAACTCGATCGGAGCGCTTACCCAGCCAACCTCTAATAGCCCAAAAAAAGAACTATGAAAAAAGCAACAATGTGAGAGAAAGGAAAATGGTGGGTGATATGACTGGTGTTTCTGTTCGTTTTGAGACTCGTGAGCTGGATGGGAAGGAGGTTCTTGTTTTACGTTATCGTTTAAAGAGGTTTGCGATTGTAAGGTTTTTTACTGAAACGTATGACCCTTGTACTGATGAGGTTTGTTCGGCTATGGATAATATGGTGGGCTTTGTTTATCGCTTGATGAGGTTTGTTTCTGAGCATCCTGAGCGTTTTTATGGTAAGGAAACGGTGGTGGCGAGATGGGCGTGAAACTTGTTCAAGTGTTCGCTGTGCTACGTCATTATAGTGATGGCAAACGTGAGTGTGTAGCTGAGGTGGCTGAATGTAGTAGCCATGCCTGTGCAGTTAAGGCCATCGAGTATTATGGTGGTCGCGACTCGGTGGGCGTATATTATTGTATCGAATTGCGTTATAAGGTGGCGGAATTATGACAATAAAATTGAAAATGAAAAGCAATGATGATGATCGCACGAATTGGTTTGACGATGATATTCTGAACGACGAACGTGTTCGTCGTGTCATCCGTAGCCGTCGCCGTCGTTTACATCTGCGAGAGTATAACAAGGGCGAAGGTGATTGGGAGACGTTTTGTCGTAGTGTAGCGTTATTGAAAGGTTTTTACAAGCCACAGGGGGCACAAGTTGCTTTTGCGGACAGTATCGAACAGGCGGCGTATGTCTGTCTGTCCCTCGGTCCATGGACATCCCGCGTAGGCGCTTTGTGTCGAACGCAGAATATCGAAATGCTATCTGGGCTTATTTACTGCCCGGCGTTAGTGGCATGGTGCGCGGTCTGTCACATCAAGGGCGCGACTTGCTATGAGATGTGCAAAATTTGGGACGGTAATGAGTTCGCCCAAACTCTTGTCAAGATCGCATGTCGTTGTTTTGACAATCTGACCGACGAAAGCTATACTGATGAAGACATTGCAAGAATATCACAACAGCAACAATATCAAGATAAGGCGGTATGATTGTGGCATATATTAAGCGAACCAGACACTATTCCGTTGTACGCGGCGTTACGCGCGGCGAAAACGGTGAACTCATTGACACCGAAACTCTTGTTGACGGCGCTTGCCGCACAGCCGACATGGCGATGAAAAAAGCCCGCAAGATCAACAAGAACATGCTGCCCATGTCTGCTGAATACCATGCGCAGGTAACGCGCATGAAGGAAGAGGATTATTGGGCTAATTGCGAATTTGGAGATGATACCATTATCGACTATTCGGGGCCGGTTAGCGGCAACGTGGTTGAGGATGATATCATCTCCGAGGAAAATAATTAATAACCCCTATAAGGAAGGCAATACCAATGACCGACAATGAACTGACCGTAGCAAGCGGCAATAATTTTGCAGCGAACGGCGCTAACGCCGTGTCCCACTTTTTCGATACCACCACTATGGACGGTAAAATGGCGCTGTATAACGCCATGCAGACCTCCGATAAGGTGGATGAACATCTTAACGAGCCATTGCATGTGACCAACGTGCTTGCACAGGCCATCGAGGTCGCTAATCAGGAGACCGGTGAAATCAACTCTTCTACCCGTGTCGTTATCCACGCGGAGGAAGGCGACTTTGCCGCCGCCTCCCCCACGTTGGCGCATGCTTTCGGTAATCTGTTCGCGATTTTCGGAACGCCGGACACGTGGAACCATCCGCTTGCTCTCAAGGTGGTGGAAAAGAAGAGTCGCCGTGGATTTAAGTTCTTCGACCTCGAACTTGTGTCGGAAGACGAGCGTAAGTAACGCGAATGTCCACATCATATGATAACGTGGTAATGTCCTTATAGGGACATTGCCGCTAACTCGCCCTCCGTCGTTCCATCCTTACGGCGGGGGGCATTTCACACTCATAGGGGGAGGCCGTGGCAAAACGTAAAAACAATCGACGCGCCAACAATCTGAAACGCAATGCCGCCATCAGATCGGCGCAGGTACGCCGAGAGCAAGCGGTCAGAGATTACAGTACCGGACACCTCCCCAAGCAAATCACCGAAACATTTTTGGGAAAGCTCAGCGCTCAACAGCTCGAACAGGTCGCGCGACGTATCGGGCAGGAATTCGGAGAGAGGCAGCAGGCATTAAGGGCACGGGATAATGAACCGTATCAGGTTGTCCCGGACGTGCATATTACGAAACTTGATCGTGATCTGGCGGCACGTCCGCTGATTACCGACGCGGAAATCGCCGCCGCCCCGTCAAAACGGCGGAAGACATTACGGCAGCAGCAGCAGCGTCGTATTGAAGCACGGCAGAAAATCAAACGTGCCCAACAGTTCGAGGCGTTCACTCTGGCCCGTTACACTGTAGCCGAAATGCGAGAGATGGAGCGTGCCGGAGAATCGCCATTGGATATACTTGGCGTGCACTCGGTCGGCGGTTCGGCGCGTGACGAACTTACGCGCAATCGAGTGAATATACTCGGCTCAGATCGTGGAATCAGTCACTTGCGTGCAATGGTGAGAGAAGGCGGGCGCAATAGGGCGGAAGAACTTGTGCTCGAATACGCCGGACTTACAGGGCGAGCCAAATTGCAAGCCGGCACAAAGACGATACCCCAGAATGAGGGCACGAGCGACTTTGGCAAGATTGAACAGCGGCTGGAAGCGTTCGACCAAAATATAGCCAGAAAATTTGCTTCCTTGTCGAACCGACAAAAACGGTGGCTAATAAACAATACGAATTTCAGTGCCGTGGTGCGCGAAGCGGCATGGTACAATGACAAAACACACAAATGGGAGACTAAAGCAGACGCGGGAGATGTCGAGACCCGACTTGATGAATGGATGGACAGCGCGGCACGACGTTAAAAAAGGATGGACGGAGTCATGCGTGAACGCCGAATAGCAGCAGCAGACGGCGCAACACTGTGCACCGATGACGGCGTAGAACCGTTGACGACGAACAGCGTTATACGCCTTACCATGCTCGATCACCATACGAGAGTATGGTGCGCCCACGGGTGGCAGGACATCAAGCCCATAGCCGCCGAACTGTTGCAACGACTGCCGTTGCAACCGAACCCAGCTAAAGACGGAGTATGGGGTACGTTCAACATTCGCGGTCATTTCTACAGTTTCCGGGTACGAATGGGCGGCGTCACTGTAGATTTCTTGGACGCGCGCAATATCACACGCGACGACGGCCTGAATGTTTCACGTGAAACATTCGGCGGCATGAACGACTTGGAAACCACGTGGAATATCGCACAGGAATGCGCTGCGCTGAACCTTAAGGGCACTACGATAGCGTCTATGGCAATGACCGACTATATCGACGGGGATTACGCCGGATTCCGGCGTCATTTCCCTCCGTTGACCAAAGAGGATTATCACCGGATGCGCCCCGCCTACTATGGGGCGATAGTATACAGCAAGCCGGGAGAATATCAGGACTGCCGAAGCTGGGATGTGAACAGTCTCTACCCGAGTATCATGCGCGACGCTCCCATGCCGACAGGCTCCCCCATATGGTACGACGGGGAATATCGACATGACGATGATTATCCGCTACATATTGACGTCATATCGTTTGACGCAAGACTGAAACGAAAAAAAACGGCAACGCTCACCAATATCCTACCCGTATGGGGGTATGAGGGCGAACGTTTGGACAGTACGCTAGGCGTCGTCACCATGCCCGTAACCAATGTGGACTGGGAGACGCTTTCGGAAAATTATGACATGCACGTGTGGGAGCATGTCGGTGGCTGGAAATTCCGCAAATCGCATGGACTGTATTACAACTACGTAGACAAATGGTTTCACGTGAAACAGACCGCGACCGGAGAGTGCAGGCAAATGGCGAAACTGCTATTAAACTCGCTGGTGGGAAAATTCGGTGCCTCGCTCTACCGACCTCTACTGCATCCGAAACCATCTGTGGACGGTGGCGTGGATTTCACCGTGGACAAGCCTGAGTCGGCCAACAGTTTGGCGTGGTTGCCGACCGCCGCTTATGTCAACGCCTATGGTAGACAGATACTATCCCGTGCCATGAATGCGAACACCGGTCGCGTGCTCTACGCCGACACCGACGGCATGATATTGGAGGGGCTGGACGCGCCTATAGGCATCGAAACGGACGATCAGAAACTGGGCGCGTGGAAGAACGATCACACCTACGAAAAACTCCGTATCCTAGGCAACCGCAAATATTGTGGCGTGGAAACAGGCGGCGATGTTGTCATGCGCTTGAGTGGCGTGCATCGGGCCGCACCTATCTCCTACGACGAGTTTACAGCCGGGTCGCACCACCTCAATGACGACGGCCATGTTTTTGTGCTATAATATCTGACAGCGGGGTGTGCGTCCCAAGTCGATTCGATGGCCCGACCGACAGGCAATCGGTAAGACGATCGGTCGGAGGTAGACGTGCGCAGCCAGCGCCCAGCGACGGCGAGGGAACCCGCACAGCCCAGCAATCTGGCACGGCAGCGTGATTGTTGCCGTGCCATCTACTTAAGAGGTGATTATGAACGACTCTGAAATCGACGACAAGCCGAACACCACACCCGACAGTGAACCAGACGCCTCCGCCGACGATAATACGCCGAACCCGGAATCTGAAACGCAGGACGATAACGAGCCGGAGGACGCGGGCGACGACAAGAACGCCGACATGGCTGATCGGCTGAGCGCTTTGGAAGCGACTGTGGCGGAATTGTCCAAAATCATTGAAGAAATGCGTGATGCAGCAGCAGACCATGTGTTGCATGACGGCCCCGACGACGTGACGCCGGACTCTACGGAAATGACCGACGACGACTATAACGGCATCTATAGCACATTCGACGATCTGTATAAAGACTAGTAATCAGAAAGGACAACCATCATGTCAACCACTCCAGTGGTGACACCGAAGCAGCAGCTTCGCCCGCTCACCGAATTCAACAACTCCCAGATTCTCAATATGATTCGCAACGAGGCATCCCCTGAATATCAGCGCCGTATGCCCTCGGCCACTCAAATGAACATGGACCGCCAGATGGCTACACTCATGTCCAGTACTCAGCTGAAGAACGAGTTCTATTCGGCGCTGGTGAACCGCATCGGCGGCACCTATGTGAACACATGGCGGTGGAATAATCCGCTCAGTGTTTTTCAGCGTGCATCTCAGGCGTATGGCGACACGTGGCAGGAAATCGCCGTGGGCATGCCGCTTGCCCAAGTATATGACCCGAACGCGGAATACCTGGGCGCGGATAATTTCCGTAAGTGGAAGATCGACGTGGATTCGCTGTACCACCGTCTCGATTTTGCTCACTGGTATCCGGCGACCACGGACGACAAGACACTCCAGCGGGCATTCACGTCCGAAAACGGGTTGGCGTCCCTCACCTCCCAGATTCTCACCTCTTGCTATAATGCAGCAGAGGTGGACTTGTTCGAGGCCATGTGCCACCAGTTCGTCGAGTACGCCAAACTCGGCGGATACTGGCGCATCCACATGGACCATGATCTCAACGACATGGGTTCAACGGAAACCAATGCACGTGACATGTTGCGGCAGATTCGCGCATGGGCCGATACGCTGAAATTCGTGTCCACTCGATACAATGCCCGTCATATGCCGACGTTCGCCCGCCCCGATGAGCTTGTACTGTTCTGCTCACCCGAAGTCAAGTCGGCACTTGACGTGCAGGGTCTGGCGACCGTATTCCAGCGCACCGACGCGGAACCGACCATCGACCGGATTATCGTCATCCCACAAGATCGATTCGGCATGAACGGCGTACAGGCCATCCTGACCACCGACAAGTTCCTGATCGACATTCCCGTCATCAACGAGATGACCCAACAGACCAATCCAGTCAATATCAATTCGGTCAACCATTATCTGCATGTCCAGCATATCATCAGCGTATCCGGCTTCGCCCCCGCCGTCATGTTCTGGACTGGGGCGGGATCTACTGCCGGAGTAGTAGCCCCCGCCGGCACGCAGGCCAAGATGCCAACGTTCCAGCTTAAGCTCGCAATGTACGGCGGCGGCACGGAAACCCCGACGAACGTGGCGCGTGGCGGCGCGGTGCAGGTCATCGCCGATACATCCATCAGCAATGACGGTACGGCCACGTTCCGTTCGGACGCCGTTGAATATCGTATTGGCGATACCGCTAAGCCGAAGAGCGATTACACGTACATTTCGCCCACCGGCGTGCTGGTGGTCGGCCTCGACGAACCGAACACCACTCTCCCGGTGACGGCGACCGCGCTGTATACGAACCCGGCGACGCCGGAAGTGCCGGGCACCGTATCCGCCGCCCTGGACGTGCCGGTGGTCGGTGATGGTGTCATTGGTTTTAATCCGTCGATCATCGCATCCATTGCCGTAACCGTGCCGAACGTGGCCACGGGTCATACGGTGCAGGCGTCCGCCGTGGCGACCATGATCGACGGGCGTACCGCCGACGTGACCGCGCAGGCCGCATGGACATCCGGCACTCCAGAGAACGCTACCGTGTCCGAATCGGGCATGGTGTCAGGCGTCGGGGCGGGCGCGTCCGACATCACCGCCACGCTGTTCGGCGTGTCCGGCAAGGCCAGTGTGACCGTGTCTTAGTGGTATGATGGGAGGGTAGCCGGTTGGCTACTCTCTCTCACGATGTGATGCAAGCAAGGCCCGGAGCGCAATCCACGTGAGCACTCCGGGCCTTGCCGTACCGGAGGTCGGATTAATGATTGATGACGTGAACCCCTACGCGGAGGCCAGTTTTTCTTGGGCGGAATGGACGCCCAACACTACGCTAAAGCTCTGTCGAGTGCCGTGGGATGCCTCATACCGTGATGTCGTCCGGTTTGTTTCACGTGAAACGCAGGAGCAGTGGTTCGATCAAGTGGATGGCGTGGAATGCCGTCCGGCCACCATGCATATTTTCAACGCGCCCGCCCGTATCGAACTCCCGTTCAACGAGACGTCGAACTGGAACTATCTGGTGGCCTATAACGACTATTCCGGTTTGGAAGGGCCGCGAGCATGGTATTACTTCATCCAGCGCGTCGAGTACGTCAACGCCCACTGTACGCAACTGGTCCTGATGCTGGACGTGTGGCAAAGCTTCCAGCACGATATCACGTTCGGCAGTTGCTACGTGACACGCGGGCATATCGGCGTGGCCAATGAACACCAGTGGGACGGTTACGGGCGCACCTATCTGGCACTCCCGGAGGGTTTGGACACCGGCAGCGAGATGGTAACGACGGCACAACGATATCATTCCATCATATCAGGGCAACATCTGGACACCGTTCATGGAGAATTGAACTGGGTCGATTATGGCGTGATCGTCGTGAGCACCACGGATTTAACCAAGTCTCCCGGCAGTGAGTCAAAACCCGATCTGAACACGGCACCGGGCAGTGTATTCGAGGGTGCGACGGATGGATGCGCTGTCTATTATTGCGAATCACGACTGGGTTACGTGGCGAGCATCATGTCATACGGGGCAGCATTCCCGTGGGTCACTCAAGGCATCTGCGCAGTGTATATGGTGCCGAAGATTCCGAAGGATTACATCAATCGCTACGGTCAGGAGGTAACACAGATTTTAGGCCAGCCGATCAATGCGCGGTGGGGGCGGGTCTATAGTTTCCAAAGCGGCGTTGATTCGGACATGCGCTACGAGGACATCATGACGGTACCCGATTTCAGAAATCTTTTTAAGATTCCGCGACGATATCGCAATCTCCAAAAACTTTACTGCTATCCTTATTGCGTCGTGGAATGTAGCTGCCTCAACGGCACAGTGGTCAATTACAGGCCGGAAGACATCCAGTCGGATGATCTCGTTATTCGGGAAACGTACACATATGCCCCGTCCGGCACGCGAATCAATTTCTATGTCCCCGGATACAATGAGGCCGGGGCGGCCACGCTGAACCCGATTCAGATCAATAACCGAGGGTACGGCTTGCCCATTGACGGCGGCGAAATGCTTAATGCCAGTTTCGGTGTCACCAATCTGCCGCATTTTTCCGTCGTCAATAATGGCGGTGCGCTGGCTGTGGCGAACAGCGCGTATACTCGCGCATATGCACAGGAGTCTGCGCAATGGACGCGCCAGAAGGCATTGGCGTCGGCGGATGTCGCCAATTCCAACTCGATGTGGCAGCGCGAATACGCTTCACGTCAAACTAACCTGGCAAACGAAAACCGCACCGCGAATAATGCCATTACGGCAAACTCGCTGAACCAGTCACTCGCCATCGGGCAGAACCAAACCAATCAGATGGCCAGCTTGCAGGTGGACCAGAACATCAGGAACAATAATCTCAACGGCATGGCCGGCATTATCGGCGGAGGGTTGAACGCCATCGCCAACCGCGACCCGCTAGGCGCGATAAACGCGGTCGGCGGCGCGTTCCTCGGCTCTGCGCGGACGGATATAGCTAATCACGGCATCAATTCATCGGCTGCCATTTCCAATTCCGCAGCGGCAGCGAGTACGGCCAATCAGATCGCCACCAACGCGGCGGCCACTTCGCAAGCCAACGCTTACGCAAGCGGGGCGACCGGGTTGAGCAATCAGCTCAACGCCATCACATCACAAGCCAATTATGGACTGGCCGCTTACGCCGCCCAAGGCGATTACCAGAACGCCATCGCGGGCATCAATGCACAGGTACAGCAAATGCAATTGACCCCGCCAACCACCTCGGGCGCACTCGGTGGCGATATGTTCAATCTCAGCAACGGCATTATGGGCGTATTGGTGCGATTCAAGACGTGTGCGCCGAGCGCGTTGCGTGCGGCGGGTGAATACATGCTGCGCTATGGGTATTTTGTCCAACGTTTCATCACCCCGCCCCCTTCGTTGGAATGTATGGCGAAATTCACGTTCTGGCAGATGCAGGAAGCGTATGTGAGGGGTATGCTGCCCGAAGAATATCGCCTGACCATCAAAGGCATGTTCGAGCGGGGCGTGACCGTATGGCACAAGCCGGAATATATTGGCGTGACGGACTGGGCGGATAATGAACCTCTGCCGGACATCAGCTATGAGTGATACAATAACAATATGAGTAGGTCTAAAAAGAATCGAGTTGGCGGTGCGCTGCATCCTCGCGGCAATTACGCGAAAACACGTGCCGCCACACTCGACGACATGTATCTCCATTTGCTGATGGAATTGGCGTTGAACCGGTTCAGCTGGCGTGGACTGCCCCCCACCGTGGACGAGCGCTGGCTGGAGATATGTCTCTGCGAATATGGGTGCGCACTGTTTTTTGAAGACAAGCGTATCGGCAGGTTCCTTGCCACGCAGGCCGGATATCAGGGGCGACTGAACGTATACAACAATCCCACCATGTTCGAGCCGGTAGGCGTCAACTACCATTACCGGCAGCTTAAGGCCGGGGCGGAATGCATTCCGATCTGGGATAACCGTATGCGCGTCGGATTCAAGCCGACGTTATGGCAGTACGCGCGACGCCTCGCTGATATCGATAAGGCGTATGACGTGAATCTGGAGAGCCTGAAACTACCGACCATCATTACAGCCGATCAGCGTACGAAACTTACTGTGCAGAACATGTTGCAGCAGCGGCAAGACGGTCAGGATTATGTTATCGGATATGATTCGCTGGACCCCGGTTCGATGTTTCAACCGTGGCCCAACACTACACCTTACCTACTGGATAAGTTCATCCAGCAAAAAACTCAGGTGACTAATGAGGTATTGGGGTACTTGGGTATCCAATCCAGTGGCACCGAAAAAAAAGAGCGGCTTATCTCCGACGAGGTGGCTCAGGCCAACGAAAAAGTGGACGTGTTTCGGCTGAGTTTCCTCAAGGCTCGACAGGCGGCGGCGACCGAAATCAACCGACTGTGGCCGTCACTCAATGTCTGGGTTGAATACGCCGACGCGCAGTCCTCCGGCGTGCCTAACGCACTCCAGTCCGACAAGAGCTATTTTGAGACAACCAGTATTGACATGCCGGAATCGCCGAACAACGGTATTGGAGGTGTGCTATGACACAGGATTTCACGAATTACGCAATGAAAACACCTGGCGAGTACACGGAAACCTTGGGTAATCTCATTGACATGGGATATGATACGGACGACAAATTGCACTTGAGCGAAGACTACTACCCGATCTACAAAGAGGAGCATCGCGCGGAACTGAACGAGAAAATCGTGCGCCATTATGCGCTACGGGAGATCGGACAGGAAACCGCCCAACAATTCGTTTTTTATCTTGGGATGACGATGGCGGAAATCATGCCATATTTCAACGAACGATACCGGACGCTCGAAATGGAATACAATCCGCTGAACTCTATAGACATGACCACGGACAGCGAAAACGGCAGCGAATCCCAATCATCCAGCAAGGCATCCAGCACTCAGGACTCGACTAGCAGCAGCAGCAGCAAGTCAGATAATGCCAGCACCACCACGTCAAAAAGCTTTGACAGTGACGTGCCCCAAACCGGTGTCGTAGGCGATTTCGCACGATACGCCTCACACGCAAACGAATCACAGGCGGACAGCAGCGGCACCGCCTCCAGCTCACAGGACTCGGCCAGTCACGCCACATCACACAGCGCGACCGACTACCAGCATGATGCAAGCAACTCCAGGGGCAAGAGCCATGTGAGTGGCAGAAGCCAGAGCGCCATGAGCCTCGTACAGGAATACCGGAACGCCATTATCAACGTGGACATGGAGATCGTGCGCAGCCTTGAGCCATGCTTTATGCAGGTGTGGGGGTCATATGATACTATTTTTAGCAACTGCCATAACTATGGAGAATGGGAGTAAACACCATGAATTCGTCTAATCCGACCATTCCTAGTCTGATTCGCCCCGTCGTGCCCACGTCGGTGCCATTCACTTACCGCGACGGTCTGACCATGCTTCAGCTGATTGAGTGTCTCAAGCACAATCTTGACAGGTTGCAAGAGTATGTGAACGGCGTCATGGACAACGTTAACAAGGCATTGAAAGATCAGACTGCGCAAAATCAGGACACATTGGACAAGGCGCAGCAGGCCGCACAGGATGCAGCCGACGCCGTCCGGCAAGCTCAGCATGCGCTCGGCCAGTACCAGAATATCGTGGATAGCGTCAATAACGCGATTACCACCGCAAACGCGGCCATCGTCCGGCTGGAAGCGCTGGGAGTGACCGACCCCGAAGCGGCAACGGCACTTAAAAACACCATTCAGCAGACCGCAACCGACTTGGCCGCGCTGACAGAGCGCGTAACCACAGCAGAGGGCAATATTACAGAGCTACGGACTAAAGACTTGGAAATTGAAAACAATTTAACCAGCACCACTTCGATGGCCCAGATCAACAAGGCCGATATAGCGAATATCAACGCGAATTTGGATGCGTTGCACGCAAACACAGTGTCCGACGCGGGAAATTTATACAACACCGTACAGAAATTGGATAATTCTAACCATCTTGTCATTATCGGGGACAGTTTTTCGACCAGCGCCCGCGAGGATGTGTGGTGGGCTAATCTGCCTGAAAATTGCAAGCACCTCGAAGTGCATAATTATGCAGTCGGAGGTACGGGATTCCTTCAAGATTCGGGGACGAATCCGGGGAATACGTTTACGCAGCAGATAGACAAGGCCATAGCAGACGAAACATTCCCTAACGACAGGGTGTCTCACGTTATTATTTACGGTGGGTATAACGACTGGACTTACGGGAAAACCGCCGAGGATGAAAAAAGTGCCGTGCGTGCCGCCTACATGAATGCTGTAAGCAACTTCCTTAACGCGAACGTCATATTATGCTTTGGCAATATTGGTATGGCAAATGGCGTTAAAAAATATAATACATGGAAGAACTGGGTTAAGGTAGTACAAGGTTCTTTGTACACCAACGGTGTGCCATTTGTGCGGAGTGATTTATGGCTTGTCGGATATACCCCCACAGTATTCGAGGGAGACGAACTACACCCCAATAATATCGGAGAGGGTATTATATGCTCGCACATGGCGGCACTGATAATGGGATGGCAGACAGGCGGCGAACGTCTCATTATCCAAAAAGGCGATTCCGGCACAATGAATTACGTCGAAATGTGGTATAACGACTTGACAGGCATCGTATCACTGTACGGGAAGCAGTCGCCCACCGGCTTGACCGGCACGGGACAACAGATGTTGCTTGACTTGGGGGGCTACCCGCCGATCATCGGCAACGAGAATAATCCGCTGTTCGGCTGTGCGTGGTATATGAGTGGCGCTCAGGCCGGCAAAGTTCGTTCCGTCAGTTTCTCCCCCGTCAACAAACGTGTTTACGTCAATATCAGCGAGGCGTTTACCGACCCCTCGACGCTTGCTGTTTATTTCAATTGCCATTATCACGTCTAATACGTCTATCGTACCCCACTGCTCACCGCCGTGGGGTATACTATTATCATGGACAATACCGCATACTACGCCATGTACGTTATAGGCACTGTAGAGAGCAATTGCGATTGGGGTGCTTGCAATTACGTTGACGCCATCACCATGGGTATGATGCAATGGTATGGAACACGCGCCCGAGATCTCCTGGAACGAGGGAGTACCGCCGACCCCGACGGATGGAGCACGTTCGCCACAGCCGCGCCCACACTCGCCCGACAGGTACAGGACAATACTGTTAACTGGACGACACGATACCTCTCCAAGGCAGAGGGCAACGCATGGAAGACTTGGGCGCAACGTGACCAGAATCACATGTTTCAGGAGGCGCAATGGGAGGATGACTGGAAGGGATACGAGTCCACTATGGACAGATACGGCTTTCCGGCGGGCAACGTGAGAGAGCGCATACTATGGGCGAGTGCCTACCACCAGTCCCCCGTACGGGCGCAGCGCGTACTGGCGTCATGCTCTGCAACCGCCACACTCAAACTATTGTACACCACCATTCTGGCGGACGGCGTACTGGGGCAATATCGCAACCGATACACCACCGTCTACAATCTGCTCAAGGCATGGAATGGCACGTCCGCGCCGCCCGACTTTGGCCAAACCTCCAAACCGTCGGACACGCCGGGCGGCGATCACCCCGGCATCGAAGGCAGTCCAGCGAGTACCGCGTGGATACAATTGCACGGCGATAATCTCATCTACCGTACAGACGACACTACGGCCATATTCGTCAAAAGCTCGGCACAGACATGGATATACAAAACCTCCGAATCAACCAAACCGGGCGGCGGCCAGACCTCAGGCGGGTCAAGCTCCGGCAGCAGTAGCAAGGACGCGGCTCGCGTGGTGGAATGGTTGCGTTCGCGAATCGGCAAATATGCCTACTCGCAGGGCGGCGGACGATTGGACCCGGACAATTCCGGCTACGGAGACTGTAGTTCGGTATGCTGGAGGGCGTACCAGAATGTGCTGGGCATTGATGTGGGCACATGGACAGGGGCCATGGCAGGCAAGGGCAGGCGCATATGCGGCAGTTCGGACACGTCCGTATCGGACGCCATCGCCAAGGCTCATGCGGCTGATCTGCTCTTGCTGGACTGGGGTGCGTACACACAGGCATGGGATCATGTAGAGATGTTCACCGCGGACGGCAAGGATGAGACGTTGTCTCACGGCGGACCCGGGCACGGGCCGAACTTGCGTGTGGCGTCGGACGCGATGCATAGGGCGAGTCGGTGGGAGATACGACGCTATATCACCGACTAGCACACCGCCGAACCGGTAGACATCCCCCGTTTTCCATGTTCCGTGATATAATGCATGGCATGGAGAGGATTCTTGACGAAAACGACTATTACGACTATGGCCGCGTCCTCTCATATCATGCTCCGTGGATGTTCGTTATCGGCGCTCGCGGCCTCGGTAAAACCTACGGGTCTAAAAAATTGGTTATCGGTGACTGGATTAAAAAACGATGGCAATTCATCTATCTGCGTCGCACCGCCGAGGAGCAGAAAAACAAGGGCACGTGGTTTGCGGACATTGCGGAACGATACCCGGAATTGGAATTTCGCGTGTCCGGCAATCAGGCCGAATGTCACTGGCTGGATGACAGGGACGCCACCACCGACAAGCATGGCAAAAAACGTCCCACATGGCATATCATGGGGTACTTCATCGCACTGTCCCAAGCCGGACAGGTCAAGTCGGTGGCCTACCCCAAGGTGCGCACTATTGTTTTCGACGAAATATTCCCAGACAACATGCGGTACCTTAGTGGAGAGGTCACGGCGCTGGAGGAGTTTTATAATACGGTTGATCGATGGAACGATAGGGTGAGGGTTATCATGTGCAGCAATGCGGTAACCCTCGCCAACCCGTATTTTTCGGCATTCAACATCAACCTAAAACCACAGATGGACAATCATACGCAATATCAGCGGTATTGCGACGGGTTTATCATGGTGGAATTGGCCGATTACGGCGGGTTCAGTGCAAAAGTTGCAACGTCGGAGTTCGGACAATTTTTACGCAAATATGATGAAAATTATGCGAATTATGCGATCAACAATGATTTTAGAGACAACGTTAATACTCTCATCAGTGATTTCAGTAACGCCGGCTACGCATTCTCGCTAAGAACCTCTGAATATGGTATTTTTAATGTATATCAGCAGTTAAGCGATACCGACGAAGTATTGTATATAATAACCAAAAAGAGACCGAAAATCACCCGCGATTTTACGTTTGATTATCGACTGGTTGACAGTGATTGTATCATGCTCAAACGTACGGACGACATGGCTCAGAAAATATTAAATGCTTATCGTGTGGGCAGGCTTCGTTTTGAAACCCCGCAAATAAAGGCGGAATTTAGTATGATTCTTGGCGGCCTGTTGCAACAATCAGGAATAAGGAAGTGAGTAAATATTCATGCCAATTCATGAACTAATCACAGTCGGCATTGTGTTTCTACTGGTGCTGATAGACTATGTAACCGGCGTGGTGAATGCGATCATGCGCGGAGAACTGTCCAGCGAAAGAATGCGGCAGGGCCTCGGCCACAAATTCGCCTATCTAGCAGTGATCTGCGTCGCATTGATCGTAGAATACGGTTCGGATTACATCAATCTCGGAATCGAGCCACCCGTATTCATCCCCGTATGCGCCGGCATCTGCCTGATCGAAATCACATCAATCATGGAGAATTGCGTAAAAATCAACCCCGAACTATCCAACTCGAACATTCTCAACATTTTCAACTTCAAAAGGAAAGAAAACGATGACAAGGAAAATTAAGGCAATCGCATATAGTATAATTGCCGCAATCACAGCACTGTTGCTGGTATTTGTGCCATCCGTGAACGCGGCAGACATGATCGACGTGTCTAGTCGGCAAACCGGCATCAATGTCACCACGTCCGGCGCGCAAATCGTCGTGGCCAAGGCGACCGAAGGCGTCGGATACGTCAACCCAGATTGCAACCGCGTCGTACGGGACGCACTAAAAGCGGGGCAAGGCGTAGGAGTCTACCATTTCGCGCACACCGAAAACAACCCCCGGCGCGAAGCTCAATACTTCATCAACCACACTCGCGGATATATTGGTAAAGGTATCGTGCCTATCCTCGACTGGGAGCCTAACGCCCCCTGGAATACCAGTTGGGCGCTCACATGGCTGCACACCGTCGAGGCCGCATGGGGCACCAAGCCAATAATCTACACATATCAGTACGCGGAAAACTCCTACAACTGGAGTAACGTAGTAGCTGGCAACTATGGTCTATGGATTGCTGCATACACAAGCGGCAGTACGCCGATCTACGGATTCAAACCACCAAGCAGGCAGCCTACACTACGACACTGGCCGTTCGCTGTCGCATGGCAGTACACAGGCACCGGGTACCTCGAAAACTGGCGTGGCCCCCTCGATCTCAGCGTAGTGTACGGCGACCTTAACACATGGTACGCATACGCAGGCAGCCGCCCGACCAACTCCGGCAAACCTAAGCCCACGCCCAAACCCGCACCCAAACCGCAGCCCAGTACACCGGCAGCCAATTGTGTCGTCATCCAGAAAGGACAATATGTAAGCATGTTTTGGAAGGATTGGTGGAACGTTACCGTTCCTAGCAAAAACCCGTCGATCGTATACCCCGGAGATAGGGCATGCCACCACGGAAGCGGCATCACCGTCACCGCCGCACGACGCACGTATGTGGTACGATCTGGTGACACGCTATCTGCAATCGCCAGACGGCTCGGAGTCAGCGTGTACAGTATCAGAGGATATCGCTCTGGGAACATGAATCTCATCTATCCCGGAGAGGTACTTTACTACTAAACGCCACACGCAACAATAAAGCCCGGTAGCCCTACCGGGCTTTATTATATATGGCTAAAATCTATACAAAAACGACTCATTAAGCGCCCTAAAATCAATACCACGACAATACTTAACCCCGTCATCTACGCTAAAAAAAGAACTCAAACTAGACCACTCACCACGCAATAAGTCATACACCTCAAACAGATAAACTCTACCACAATAACCACATGTCCCCTCACGGTACCGAAACGCGCGATCTAATCCCGTAAACTCATCCATAACAGTAAAATAATGCCACACTTTTTCCCTCCTTTTTTTCTGTCGGACTATCAGAGGTTGGCTGGGTAAGCGCTCCGATCGAGTTCCGTCACGTCAACAAACAAACCCGGCTGCGGCTCCCCAGCAAAGTCGCCTTCACCAGCCACCATGTCGTTGGCTTCCTCGATACAG